GCAAATGTTAAAGTTGAAAAGATTGGTACAAACAAGATTCGTTTTACTAAGACAGATGGTAAAGAGTTGAATATTTCTTCAGCGGCACATCATACTGTATATGGTTTAACAGCATCTGTAGTGGCAGCATCTGTTTGGGAAGATTTATCTTATCAAGCAAAATCAACACAAATTACAGGTACACTTGCAGAAGGTACACTTTGGTTCAGTGCAAGTCTCAATATGGAGATTATGCAGAACGTCAATAACGCCGGTAGCATGGAATGGCAGAAGTATGCATGGTCAGAAGACACAGATAGTCTTGCACCAAGTGAATGTCAACTAGTTTCAGGTGCTCCAACTAAGAAAAAAGATGGCACATCTGCTCTAGCAGTAGGCGACATCTGGGTAGACGGCGATGCAGTTCCATATGCAACAATATATCGTTGGTCAGGTTCAGCATGGGTCAAATTAGACAATGCAGACCAATCATCTACAGCAGGCGTAGTATACAGTCATTACTCACATGATGCACCTTATGATGCAGACGGAGTAGCAGTGGCAAGAACAGCACATGCTTCAAAAGCCAATCCAGATTTACATCCAGAAGGTATTTTGATGGTTAATATGGATTATTCTACTTACAACGTTAAGAAATATACTGGCGGTAAGTGGGAATGGGCTTCAGGTTCAAATATAGATGGTTCAGGCAAGTTCGGCGGCGATGCCCAAAGAGCAATGGTCGTAAAAGCAATGCAGTCAGCAATTTCGGCAAATACTGGAATTCGCTCAGAATCAGTATACTTCAATCTAATCGCTTCTCCAGGATACTTTGAGTTAATGGACGAAATGATTACTTTGAACAAAGACAAAAAAGAAATCGCATTCGTAGTAGGTGATTGTCCAATGACATTGAAATCAGATTCAACATCATTGAAAGCATGGGCAGATACATATGTTCCAGCAGAAACTTACGCGGCAATTTATTATCCACACGGTTTATCAAGTGACTTATCAGGTAACAATGTTGTTATCCCATCATCAGCAATCGCACTAAGAACTATCGCATTCTCAGACCAGGTTTCATACCCATGGTTCGCTCCAGCGGGTCTTACACGTGGTGTAGTTTCAAACGCAACGCAAGTTGGTTATGTAAACGCTGAAGATGAGTTTGTTAAAGTACAATTGAATGAAGGTCAACGTGATACATTATATGTAGGACGTATGAACCCAATCGCAGACTTCCCAGCACAAGGAATGGCAGTATTCGGTCAGAAGACTACACAAGCCACTTCAAGTGCATTGGATAGAATCAATGTTGCACGTTTAGTTAACCACATGCGTTACAACTTAGACCAATTATCTCGTTCATTCTTATTCGAGCAAAACGATAAGATTACACGTGATAACATGAGAGATGCAGTTGAAAGATTCTGTGGTAATCTTGTTACTCAAAGAGGTTTATATGACTTCTTAGTAGTGTGTGACGGTTCAAACAATACACCAGCAAGAATAGACAGAAACGAACTATGGGTAGATGTTGCAATTCAACCAGCGAAATCAGTTGAATTTATTTACATCCCACTACGTATTCGTAACACTGGCGAATCATTAGCATAATATAAACTAGAGAGTTTAGTTTAAAACCCCTCCTTAGTGAGGGGTTTTTTATTGTCTGATGCAAACTGATAAATACAGTTATGAGAATTAATGAAGTAATATTACACGAAGAATTACTTGACGTAAAGTCGGTTATAACTTCGTCTATCAAAAAACTAGATAAAGTTTTTAAGAGCAACAACTACGAGTTAAGAATCGTAGGTGGTGCTGTTAGAGATATTGCTTTGGGTAAAACTCCAAAAGATATTGACTTGGCAACTGACGCAACACCAGATGAAATGATTGCTATACTTGATAAAGCAGGTATTAAACATAAGCCAACGGGTTTAGAACATGGCACACTTACGGCAATCTTAGATAGTGAACCATTTGAAATCACAACACTAAGAGCAGACACAGAAACTGATGGCAGACACGCAGAAGTTGAGTTTGTTAAGAGTTGGGAAGAAGATGCTAAACGCAGAGACTTAACATACAATGCTATGAGCATGGATATGGAAGGTAATGTATTTGATTACTTCAATGGCATGGATGACTTACAAGATAAAGTCAGTAAGTTTGTGGGCGATGCAGATGAACGTATCAAAGAAGACTATTTAAGAATACTAAGATACTTCAGATTTCAAGGCAGATTATCGACACCAAGTTGGAATGACGATACATTAAAAGCAATCAGTTCAAACACATCAGGATTAGCAAAAGTTAGTTCTGAACGTATTTGGCAAGAAATGAGTAAAGTACTCTCGGGTCAGAATGTTGCTAACGTCTTAGACCACATGACTAAAACAGGTGTAAGTAAAGTTATAGGATTATCAACAAACGATTTAAGCAAAGTTAAAGACAACGGTAACTCTATTGTAGCATTAGCACAAATGGGTAACACAACAGATATAGTAAAACGTTGGAGATTAAGTAACAACGAATCGGCTCTGTTAGACTTTTTAGTTAAGAATAAAAATAATTCTCTTGACCAAAAGAAAGTAGAAGATATGATTGCCGATGGAGTTAGTAAAGATTTAATTTCAGCACTGGCAACTTTACAAGGCAAAGATGTAAACATTGATGCAGAAGTTCCAAACTTTCCGGTAACAGGCACTGACTTAATTTCTAAAGGTATGAATCCAGGACCAGAAATTGGAGCAAAACTTGGACAACTGAAACAGAAATGGAAGCAAAGTAACTTCAAGGCAACTAAAGATGAACTACTAGGCGAAAGCAAAGTAATCAATGAAGCAGTACATAAATTTATGACTGGTCATGGTGTTACATTTGGTGGTAAGAAACACGAAGAAATGGAAATTGAAGTAACAGGAACTGATGATGTAAATAGAAAGTATCAAATTATGATACTTACACCAAAAGAATTATTTGGAAAAACAGTCTCAGTTAGTTCTAAGTATATGGAAAGAGGTCCCTGGACTAAGACTGAAACACCAGATGTATTTGAGTCTCGAATCGCAAGGGTAACTCTTATATTTGATTAGAAGAAGAATATGAATATAGATAAAAAAACTTATGAACTGTTGCTCTTAAGATATAATGAGATGCACTCTGCTATATTAAAACCTTGTGCTGAGAAAGAAAAGTTCGCAACACTAATTAAAGAGGTAGAACAGCACTTAGAAAATGCAGGCAAAACTATTGTATACTCTGGTGGTTTATCAGTGTTAGAATATGCAACAAAGTTAGCGAAAGAGGCAAACGAAAGAACTAATACAGTGCCAGAGAAATCATGGTCGAAAATGAATGAAGAAGAATTAAAAAGTCCTATAGCACCTGACCCAGATATTGAATATACTTCAGATGAATGGTGTTCATGTGGACATAGAATACTAGATTGCGACTGTAAAGCAGGGTGCAAATGTGAGTGTAATAAGAGATTTTTGGGTGCTTATTAACTTACGACTTAATTTTTAATAAAATAGATAAATACTAGTGTTAAAACCATAGTTCATAATACTATTATAGGAGATAAAGAAAATGGCAAGAACATTAAACAATTTTGGTGTACCTACAGATTCTGGTTCCGCTGTCGGCACTGGTATCTTACAACCAAAACTTAACTATAGATTCCGTGTAGTAGTTGCTGGTTTTGGTGGCATAGGAACATCATCACAAGAATTTACAAGACAGGTTATGAATGTATCCCGTCCTAAGGTATCACATGAGTCAATTCCATTAGATTCATACAACTCACGTATGTATGTCATGGGTAAGCACACATGGGAACCAATTACAATTACATTGCGTGATGATATCGCAAACAATCTAACTAAACTAGTTGGTCATCAAGTACAATCACAGTTAGACCATAGAAATCAAAGAGGTCCTTCAGCAGGTACTAATTATAAGTTTTCAACATTGATTGAAATCTTAGATGGTAACTCTGGTGATGCAACTGAAACGTGGCAATTAGAGGGCTGTTTCATTACGATTGCAGATTACTCACAGACAGACTACGCAGTTTCAGACC